GCAAGAGTTCATAGAAATTCATAAACTGGGACTATTAGCTTTGTTTCAGCAGAGCTGAATTTCTGAATAAAAGGAATTTGTTATTGTTGGAGATATTAACCGACGTTTTCTTCATTCATAAAAAAATTTGCTAACAGTTTACAATGACTTTGAGAGGATTTACTTTCACTAACGTGACGCTACCCTTAGGTGCTGGTCGGGGCAACTCGGTGCAGGTTCAACTCCTGTTATCCGCACCATTTAGGTAAACTAATTTATATCACCAGCACGAAAAGCCCGATTATTCGGGCTTTTTTGCTGTCCAAACGTCAAGATTTTTCAGGGAAAATCATGGATGTTTTTTGAGGAAAAATGCTATGTAACAAGATTTGAACTTACACTATTGAGGATTTCAGCTCTTTTTGAGAGAATTCCGCTCTCCACTGCAAGGAATTCGATGAGTTAATGCCGCAAAAATAATATACAAACTTTCAATGCTGATTTTATTTGTTTCTCACGAATTTATGTGAGGAACGAGTCAGGTCTGCATTTTTCATTTTAAGAGAAAATGAGCCGACATACGAACATATTATAGCATAACTAAAGATAACAATGTTTATAATTCATGGCATGGAAACGGTCGTGCGTTTATAAGCTCACACAAGTCTTTTTGCGTAAGATTAAGCGTTTTTAAAATAGTCTTTAATTGACATTTAATCATAGTGTCCTCCATATATAATTTTTACAATTAAAATAACATATATCGTTATTTTCACTCTAAAAAAAATACATTAAAAGTTTGTTATGATGAGTTCTTTAAAACTTCCTCTGCTCCAGCTTCAAAGAAACTCCAAGCTTTGTTGATAATTCGTATTCATTCTCATTTACTTTGATAAACATAACAAAAAACTCCTTTAAATAATAAAAGCAAGCTTAACAGCCTGCTTTTTTTGATTGCTACTTGACATTTTTTCTGTTTATGCTATAATATAAATGAAAGGGTACTGCGATAAGCGGTTCTCCCTCAGGTTAATGTTGTTTTACAGAAACAACCGTCCTATGTAGGAGTGGGGCGGTTATTTCTTTTTATTATTATTTACAAGAGCTATTATGTTTAAAACTACGTTAATTAATGTAAGTAATTCTAAAGTACTCATGCAAACACCCCCGTTTCCGAGGGAAAAGATTGAACCGCCTACCGTTTTATCCAGTACCCGTGTCTATATTATAGCATGGGTACTATTTTTTGTCAATTAACCTGTCGGCAGAGTAAGAACAGCCGCCTTTGAACCTGCCAGACTGATTGAAATATCAGCCTTGCCGTCAGCCGAATGGTCGATTTCCAGCGACTCCACAAGACAGTCGCCCTGTAAAAACGTGTTTTCGTTGAGATAAAAAGTGCCTTTGATTGTGTTGCCGCTTTCAAATGCGTCGTAAAGTATTTTCTGACCGCTTTCCGTGTCAAAATCACATGTACCGTCTGCACTTGCGGACCAGTCCTTTATTGACGCCGCCTTTTCCTTGTAGTCCGAACCGAAAGAAAGAACCTCCAGTATTTCCTTTGAAAGCGACACGTTCCATGAGGACATGTGAACGATGTCTGTTTCACTTTCAGCTCCGCTTGCTTTGAAGCTAAGCTTGCCTGTAACGCCTGTATAAAGTGCCATAAAAATTACCTCCTGTAAATTTTAAAATTAACGGTATACTCCTGACGCTGTTTATCGTCACGTCCGATATCGAGTATTGCCGTTTCCTGTATAACAGAAATCTCCGTATCACTGTAGCGGTTAAGCTTGCCGGTGAATGCGGAGATTTTTTCGTATGACCTCTCACCCCTGCACCTGAGCTGTACATTTTCGACAATGTCAGTGCCGCCGAACGAATGTACAGGCGGACTGCTCCTGTATTCAGTCAGTACGGATAAATCGTCAGGAAAATCAGGGAGAAATCCGAGCTTTACAGTGCTGTCATCAAGAACTGCACCAAGCTTATCAAGTATATTCATCATCTCAATGCCTCGTCAGGTATGCTTTTGAGCATGTCAATGTATTTCTGCTCGTTTTCACTGAACGGCTGTTCAAGAAACTTCGCCTGTCCGCCTTTCGGGTGTTTATAGCCAAGCTCCTCATGCTGACGCAGTGCGTAGGGCAGGGAATAGCCGATTTCTGCACTTAACTTCAAGGACGGCACTGCCTCGCCACATTTTGATTTATTCGTGAAAACTGTCGAACCGTTTATTTCAGCAGAACAATTATTACGCAAATCACCTGTATCAACAGGTGCAAGTCTTGCGGAACGTCCTGCTAAGTCACAAGCAATGGCAGTGACCTTTTTTGCGGCAAGCTCAGGATTGCGTCGGATTGCCTTTTTAAGCTGTCTGTCAAGCTCACGGCTGTCTATCTCGATTGGATTTCTTCTGCTCATCACATCACCGCCTTATAACCTGTAATTTCGCCGTCAAGGTCGGTCATTTCACTGACCGAAAGCACCGCAAGACCGTTTATTGTATCGCCTGTTGAGATTTTTTCCGTAAGATAGCAGATATGCTCCGCCGCAACGGTCGAGCCGTCAGACCTGTTTACAAGCTGATATTTCTGCACAAGCCTGCATGGAACGCTGTGAGGCTCGCTGTAAATCGGCTGACCCCGTGCATTTGTTCCGTCTGCATATCTTACGGTGCAGGTCTGATTGAGGTAATCCTCTAGCATATCTCAAAACCTCCCGAAAGATAAGGTGAAAGCAGGCTTACAGCTTTTTTGCAGTCATAAACGCTTGGTTTTGACGCAGACTGCACATTATCTCCGTAGCTTTCCGATAAATCGCCCAAGGAAAATGACTTAACTCCATCTGTAATAAGCTTTGAGCGTTTTTCGGAGCTTTCCTGTTTCTTTTCGTCTGACAGATACAATGCAAGCTCAATTTCGGCGGACTTTACACGTTCAGGAGCTCCCGAGTCTGTATGTCCGTACTGATACGGCAAGCGTGGGAAAGCGGTTTCCTGTTCGGGAACCGCCTTTCTTCCGCCGAATTTCAGACATTCTATTGAGTCAAAGGCATTGTTCAGGTAAACAGCTTTATCGTCCTCGGAAAGTGCATTCCAACGCTTGTAAGCCGCTGATTTCGAGATATAATGAGTGCTGATGTAGCTGTCAGCCTCCTTAACCGAGCTGTACATTAATTACCTCCTGCCTTTGCCGGTGTTGACCTTTTGAATAAGAGGTCAGGCGTAAGTGCCTTTGTACCGTAGTCATAGAAAAGTGACACCGCATAGTCGTTTGAAAGCTGGATTTTTTCAGGCTCGGAGTACTGATTTACGATAACAGGCTGACCGACCGTATCAGTGTGCATGAGCAGAAAATCAATTCCTGTCGGGAGATTGATTGAGCTGTAAACCTTAACCCCATGATACATTCCGAACTCCTCAGCCGCAGTGTCAACGTTGCTGTTTATCTGACTGTCAAGCTTTGTGCGGACTGTGCTGTAATAGCTTGGGGAGAGGATAAGACGGTGATTGCGTCTGTTTGTGCCTCTCACATAGTCATTTTTTACAGTTTCAAGTGACAGGATAGCCGCTTCGAGAATTTCGAGAGGGTCGGTTGCATTTGTGGTGATTTCGGTTGCCGCAGTGCAAGCCGCAGAGAAAAACGCTGTATCAAGGTCGGACGCCATAGTGTCAATGTGATTTGACGCACGTCTTGACATGATGCCTGCAACGCCGAAGGTGTCAAGGTCGAATTTTGAAACCTCCTCGACAATTTCCTTGTGGGTGTCCACATTGACAGTAATCGGCGGAACCTTTACAGCGTCACCCTTGCCTGCTGTTCTGGCAGTTCCGTATGTCTTTGACTGGGAATTTGCAAAACGCTTGTACTCAACAGAGCCTGCCGCAGGACTTCCCGAATAGTTCTGGGATTTCAGTGCGTTTGAGAGTGTATCCCTCTGGATATTCTCAATGACAATGCCGTAGATTTCTTTGAGGTCGGCTTTGGTTGATGCCGCCTGCAAAAGTGATAATGCCTTTGTTCTTGCCATAAAAAATTACCTCCTAAAAAATTACCGTTCCTGAGGGGAGCGGTTTGTTGCTGTTATTGGTTTCGGGTGGATTTCCTCCGCCTCCGGGAACGGAATTACCGTCAAAAAGGTAGTCATTTTCAGACTTCACCTTTTCCAGTGCGGACTTTATATCCTCCGACTGATTTTTTGATGATTTGAGTGCTTCGAGGTCAAGAAGTGCCTTGACAGCCTTTGAATTTTTCGCCTTAACTCCTGCAATTGCACTGTCAAGCACGGAATTGAACTCCATATCAGCTATTTTTGT